TTTCAACACGCAAAAGGTACAAAACTATCATCACTTCAGTGTCATGATATCGTATGTAAGATTGCAGAGATTGTTGTGGTCGGTGGTGTTCGTAGAAGTGCATTGATATCTTTATCTAATCTATCAGACGATAGGATGCGTCATGCAAAATCTGGTCAATGGTGGGAACAGAACGCACAAAGAGCACTCGCAAATAACTCTGCGTGTTATACAGAGAAACCAGATATTGGTATTTTCATGGACGAGTGGAAAGCACTCTATGATTCAAAGTCTGGTGAAAGAGGTATCTTCAATCGTGAGTCTGCAAACAAGATGGCATCTAAGAATGGTCGAAGAACTATTGATGGTCATGAGTTTGGAACAAACCCTTGTTCTGAAATCATCTTGAGAGACAGAGAGTTCTGTAATCTTTCAGAGGTTGTTGTCAGACCAAATGATACAGAGGAAACTCTTTTGAAGAAAGTAGAACTTGCAACGATTCTTGGTACGTTCCAATCAACACTAGTAAACTTTAAATATGTTTCCAATATGTGGAGAAAGAATTGTTCCGAAGAAAGATTACTAGGTGTGTCACTCACTGGTATTATGGATTGCACTCTTACAAATGGTAAACAAGGTAATGTTGCACTAGAAGCACTTCTTAACAAACTAAGAAAACACGCAGTAGAAACCAATAAGAAATGGGCAAAGAAAATTGGTATCAATCGTGCAGCTGCAATTACTTGTGTAAAACCGTCTGGAACTGTATCACAATTAGTAGATGCAGCCTCTGGTATTCATGCAAGACATAATGAATATTATATTCGAACTGTTCGTGGTGACAAGAAAGACCCACTAACACAAATGATGGTAGATGCTGGGTTTCCAGTAGAAGATGATGTGATGAATCCAAACCACACTTCAGTATTTTCATTTCCTATGAAAGTAGATAGAGGTGCAGTATTCAGAACAGATATGACTGCGATTGAACAACTAGAACTCTGGTTGACATACCAGAAGAACTGGTGTGAACATAAACCGTCTGTAACCATCTCTGTAAAAGAACATGAGTGGTTAGAAGTTGGTGCATGGGTTTATGAACACTTTGATTATATGTCTGGTGTAAGTTTCTTACCATTTTCGGAACATACATATAAACAAGCACCTTATCAAGATTGTGATAAGGAAGAGTACGAAAAGATACTCAAGAGTATGCCGAAGATTGTAGATTGGTCGCTACTAGGTGAATATGAAAAACAAGATATGACTATCGGCTCTCAAGAACTTGCTTGTTCTGCGGCTGGTGGTTGTGAGATATGAAACTGATTGTATGCGAGTCATGTGACGCTGAGTTTAAAATAAAACACGGAATGGACAAAAGACTATATAATGAGAGATTTTGTCCGTTCTGTGGTGAAACGATAAAAGAAGAAATGGAAGATATAATAGAGGATTACGAAGATGAATACGAATAACTGTATATGCGAAAGTTGTAACCATGATGACCATTGTTACGAAAGTTGTAAAAAAGAAATGTGTGAATGTGAAGTATGTGAGTGTGTATGTTGTAATGAAGTGACCGCTGATGATGGTATGTAAGAACTGTGGTCATAACTCACATTGTGGATTACCATTAAGAGATGTAGGATTATTTGGAAGAGAAACTCCAGATGGTCTAGGTGCAATAATATGTCACAATTGTATTTGTGAGAAGTGTGAAAAAAATTATGAAAAATGGTCTAAGACAGCAGACCAATGTAGTGAATGGAAAGATGATGAAGATAGTTATACTGATGAAAGAATTGTATGAAAACGCAAAGTGCGAAAGCGAAAGGTCGCAGACTCCAACAATGGTTTCGTGACCAATTGATTGAAAAATTAGAAGTACACCCAGAGGATGTCGAGTCTAGGTCGATGGGTGCTGGTGGAGAAGATTTGATTATGGCAAGGGCTGCAAGAGAGAAGTTCCCTTATTCTGTTGAATGTAAAAATCAAGAAAAACTAAACATCTGGGAATCATATTCTCAAGCAGTCGATAATTGTAAAGACTACGAACCAGTGGTTGTGATTAAAAGAAATAATCATAAACCATTAGTCGTGGTTGATGCAGAATATTTTGTAGGACTGCACAAGAATGAGAAGATATGACTACAAGAACCATGCGCTCGAACTTAAAGGAAGTAGAGGTACGGTGTACACAGATAACAGACTTCTTTTTAGAGGTGATGGATATATTGCAATCAAGATGTTCATAGATAAATCAAATCATGACCCAAACGTGGTGAAGATATTTAAATCACAACTTGATATGCGAGAAGATTGTAAATATAAATTACAAGATGAAGTGATGAAAAGAAAAAAAGAAGAAGAATTAAGGCGACAAGATTACCAATCAAATAGTATTTCCAAAAAGAAAAAATAGATATGCAAATTTGGAATGGGTATCTTGTTATAAATAGTACCGATAGTTTAAGTCTGAACTATCTTTTTCAAAATAAAGGAGAACAAAATGTCTGTGGCAGAAGCCGTATACGAAGGAACGTGTCATATATGTGACGCAGTGAAATCTTCCTTCTTAAAAATATTTTATAATATACAAAGAGGAAGACAGTTGAGTGCAAACCAAAGAATATTTCAAGAGATGATGCACATTGATAGAGATGCTGGTTATCACTTAGCAAATTTGAATGAAAGAACCAACCAAGAATATGACCAGAAAATTAGTGAATTGAAAACTGGTGTTAAGTGGGGTTGGGAAGATAACGGAGAAGATTAATATGAAATTTTATTTACCATTTTTTGTAGTGATTATGATGTGTACCATGTTATTATCAGCAGTTCATTCAGAGGAAGTTGCAGAACCAACTCTAGTAATTGAGATGTTGAACAAAAGAGATAAAGAGAAGATGTTATATAGTGATGAACTTGTTAGAGTTGAAGTAGGTGATACGATAAGTTGGGTGCCTACATCAAAAGGACACAATGTTCAATTTGTATCTGTACCAGAGGGTGTAGAAAAAGTAAAGAGTAAACTAAGTAAAGAATTCTCCTATACTTTTGAGACTGAGGGTGTATATCTATATCTCTGCACTCCCCATGCTGGAATGGGAATGATTGGATTAGTACTTGTGGGTGATTCGCTGGAAAACCTTGATTCGGTGAAAAAACACAAATTAATGGGTAAATCCAAGAAAAAGTTCAAAAAACTTCTAAAAAATATTTAAAAAAAATACTAAACCCTTGATTTTCAAGGGTTTTTTTTTACCTTTTTTACTTGACAATGTTATCAGAACATGATACTGTATATATGTAATTAAGAGAAAAGAGGTAAAAAATGGGAATGTCAAATTGGATATTAGATAATGAAGAAACCTTTTGGGATAAGGTTGTTGACATTATCAAAGAGTCAGACCACATCAACGAAGCAACTGCAAAGTCTATGGAACTTGCAAAAACAATGGTGCCTCATTTAGATGAGGATGATGTCTTTGGTCAAGTCGAAGATTATTGGCAAGACTTTTGGTCAAATTATCTTTAAATAGTTGTTGACATATATTGAGAATATGTTATTATAATAGTGTAAGTGATTCGTTTTTAACATAAAAGAAAGTGAGAAAAATATGAAAACTGTGAAATATGTAATCTACCCTAAGTTCATTGAAAACAAGTCAGTGAAGTTTGAATTTGACAATGCAATGGATGCTGTCAAGTGGGCGAAAGATAACATCTACGCCTTTGATTATGTCAAAGAGAAAAAGGACGAATGGGAAGATTTGTTCTATGAGTTGTTGGTTGGAATTGATAAAGGAGAGGTTGCATATGTCTAATTTTGTTGCGTGTGATTCTATTGATGTTGTTGGTACTTCCTACCAAGGAATAGTTACCACGACATTTGATGAATTAGTAAATAAGTTTGGTGACCCTACATATACTGATGCGTCACCATATGAGAAAGTCAATGCACAATGGTCGTTACAATTTGATGTTCCTACCGAAGATGGTGAGGACTATGAGTTAGTGACCGCTACGATATATAATTGGAAAGATGGATATATACCTACTGATGATTATGAGTGGCACATAGGTGGATTTGACTTTGATTCAGTTAACTTAGTTCAAGGTGTACTTGACTCCTAAGTCACTATGTGGTAGAATGATAATAAACTTGGAGAGATACTAGTTATCTCTCCCTTTGTATAAGGAGCATTATGAGATATAATAATAAAAGGAACTTTCAGAAGAAAGATAAATATAATAAAGAACTAGGTGGTATGACCGTATCAGTTCGACAAGTAAAGAACAAAGATGGTGAAACTGTATCAGATGTAAATGGTGCATTACGAGTTCTTAAAAAGAGAATGATGAAAGATGGGTTCTTTCAAACACTAAGAGAAAGAAGTCATTTTACAAGTAAAGGTGAGAAGAAACGAAAAGCGAAAGCCGCTGGTCGTAGACGTTGGTTAAAGAAAGTAGAAAAAAGAAAACTGGAGTTAGGTTATTGACAAATAATGTCGTAAAGTTTCCCAAGACGTATAAGGGAAAGAAAACACCAAAGATTGTAGATTTAGATGCAGTTAGGGTTCAAGAAGATATTGCGTTCTGTGATAATCTTGTTGAAGGTCTAATGGTTAATCTAATTCATAATGTGGGTGAAAATGGTTTCGATATTAAGAAAGACAAATTTATTGGAGATATAAGTTTTCTAAACGAGGCAGTGAGAGGTGCTCTTTATCGTCAAATGGGGTTTGGACATCCCATGCAAGGTTTTATGGATATGATTGTGAAGACAGAAAAAGATGATAGAGAAATTTTGACAAGGGTTGATTTAGATTTAATTGATAAGATGAATAAATCAAATCCTAAAGATGATGGTAACGGAGATGATATTAGTTGATATGAATCAAGTGACACTATCAAACTTGATGGTGCAGATTGGTGGAAAAAGTACGGTAGAACCAGACCTTGTTAGGCACATGGTTCTAAATTCTCTTAGAAGTTACCGAACTAAATTTACAGAGGAGTTCGGTGAATTAGTCCTATGTTATGATAACAAGACTAATTGGAGAAGAGATGTATTTCCTAATTATAAACATAGTCGAAGAAAAGACAGAAAGAGTTCAAAATTAGATTGGAATGCTATCTTTGATACGTTGCATCTAATTCGTGATGAACTTTCAGAATATTTCCCATACAAAGTATTAGAGGTAGAAAATGCAGAGGCAGATGATATCATTGCATCTGTTGTATTTCATGTTGCATCTGAACCAAAGAACTATGAGAAGGTTCTAATACTTTCTGGAGATAAGGATTTCATTCAGTTGCAGAAACACAATTTTGTAACTCAATATAGTCCTATACAAAAGAAATTTATGAATGGTGAGAATCCTACTACATATATTAAGACACATATACTTCAAGGTGATAGGAGTGATGGTGTTCCAAACTTCTTATCACCAGATAATACTTTTGTAGATGAGTTACGACAAAAACCTATCTCTAAAAGAAAACTTGAAACTTGGATTGATTTGGAGCCTGAAGACTTCTGTAATGAGAACATGATGCGAAACTATCATAGAAACAGAACTTTAATAGACTTGGATTACATTCCAAAAGAAATAGTGGAAAAGTGTATTCAAACATTTATTGATACACCATATAAGGATAGAAAGAATCTACTAAATTATTTTGTAAAGTATAGATTAAGAAACCTAACAGAGAATATTGGAGACTTTTAATGGTAGTAAAAACGTATACACCTAGTATTGCAGAAGTTCTTACAAAAGTAAATAATGCAAAAACTAAGGATAAAAAAATTGCAATCCTAAAAGATAATGATAGTGAAGCACTAAGGGCGATTATCAAATCATCTTTTGACCCAAACATTCAGTGGGTCATGCCTGAAGGTGATGTTCCCTATAAACCGAATGAAGTTCCAGAAGGAACGGAACATACCAGACTCAATCAAGAGTATAGACAACTATGGCACTACATCAAAGGTGCAGATGCAAAGACCCCACAATTTAGAAAAGAACAAATGTTTGTTCAACTATTAGAGGGTTTACATGAAGATGAAGCAAAAGTTTTGTGTCAGGCAAAAGATAAAGTTCTTCATCAAAAGTACAAAGGACTATCCGATAATGTAGTCAAAGAGGCCTTTGGTTGGAATGAGAATTACGTTAGGGCGACTTGACTTTCACAGTTGATTCGTGTATAACAGTAGTTGTGATACCAAACTCCTCTCTCTCACTTACAAGGTATCACACCAAAGATAGGGGGTTTCCTTTCTCCCCCTATCTTTTTTTTATTATTTACTTGACAAATGTTATGAAAACATGGTATTATTAAGTATAAATGAGAGAGAGTGATTCGATATGAACATAGTAGAAGTAAATGGTGGAAATAGAACCCAGAGAGAAATCTGTCATAATGTGATTTCTCATATACTAAGTGTTTTACTTCCCAGATACAGAACGCTTGATATCACTGTTACCTTGAAAAAGTTACATGGTGATGCACTTGGTTATTGTATGATGGAAGAGAATAATCGAACATTCGAAATTGAACTTCATAATAAAGTTAGTATCAAAGAACTAGTAACAAATCTCTGTCATGAGATGGTTCACCTAAAACAGTATGCAAGAAAAGAAATGAATGATGGTGACGTAGAAACTGGTTCTGCTGTTTGGAAAGGTAGAAAAGTAAATCCTAATACTGACTATTATAATCTACCTTGGGAAAAAGAAGCATATAGAATGGAAACTTGTCTTGCAAATAGTGTTTGGGTAAATAATGTTATTTGACTTGACTTTGTTCTCAAAACATGGTACTATGATTCGTAAATAAGAAAAGTGAGGAAAAAATGATAAGTGAAACAGTAGAGAATATTGCAAGAATGAATATCCAAGAAAGGGATACATTCGTCAAGACACTTGTTACAAAGTGGCCTGACCTTGCAACTAGTGTAAATAATATGATAACACTAGAACAGATGGTTCAAGATAAGTTATACGAGAAACATCTTAACGAACAAGCAGAAGCGTTTGAGATACAACGAGCTGCAGAAAATGGAACTAAATTATATTAATGGAGAGAGTGATGAAATATAAAGTTTATCAAATACATTTAACCGATGCAGAGTATGACATGGTTAATGCAAAAGGTCATGATTCAGTTGAGAAACAAACACTGAAACTTGATATGGGTTTAATGAAGTCCGATACTAAATCTATCGCACAAGAAGCGTTTGACAAAGGTTATTACACACACGTTTCAAATATCACTGCACCAAGTCTCGATAAAGTATTTGAGTATGGTAACATCGGCCCAGAAGAAAACATACAGAGATTATCTCCTATGTATTCAGTAAGTGTTGGTGACATCATAGAAGATGAGAGTGGTGTTAGAAATGTTGTTGCGAGTTTTGGTTTCGAAACATTAGAAAAGGAGGCTGCGTAATGTCAGTAGTTGCAAAAGGTAGACAAGGTACTACAGTGATAGACCTTGATGGTTCACAAGGGAACGCATTTGTTCTCTTGGGTATCGCTGGACAAACCATGAGAAAAAGTGGTTTCGATAAAAAAACACAAGATAGTATTTTGAATGAGATGAAGTCTGGTGATTATATCAATCTTCTAAAAACATTTGAAAAGTATTTTGGTAGTGCATATACTTTGCAGACATCTAATCCAGAATATCTTGACGCATTTATGGTCGAGAAGTCTGCATGATTTTAGAAACTGCATTTATATGTCTTGCACTCAACACCTACCATGAGGCGAAAAATCAATCCACGGTGGGTCAGATTGCAACGGCACAAGTAGTCATGAACAGAGTTGAGGATAAAAGATTTCCCAACACTGTTTGTGAGGTAGTTAAACAAGGCCCAACTCGTCCTTCTTGGGAAGACCCTAATAAAGAATATCCAATAAGACATAGATGCCAATTTAGTTGGTACTGCGATGGTAAAAGCGATGTTCCTAAGAATGAAAAGGCATGGAGAAAAGCACAAGATGTTGCATTTCTAGTTCTGTATGACAAAATACAATTAGATGTCACAGAGGGTGCAACTCACTATCATGCAACTTATGTGAAACCAGCATGGGCAAAAACTAAGAAAAGAACAACACGAATTGAAAAACATATATTTTATAGATGGGAAAAATGATGTTAAGTGATTATAATAAAAAATACAATTTACTAGATGGAGTAGGATATGAATATAAATTTGATAATGGATATGGTGCCTCTGTTGTTTGTCACAGTGGGTCTTATGGTGGTAATAAAGGATTGTACGAACTTGCTGTCCTTGACTCCACAGGCGATTTGTGTTACAGTACACCAATAACAGAAGATGTCATAGGACATTTGACATCTGATAAAGTAGTTGAATTATTAGAGAGGATTAAATCGTTATGAATTTATTTTGGTTAGATGAAGACCCATTCAAGTCTATTGAATATCATTGTGATAAACATATTGTCAAGATGCCTACAGAGTACAAACAAATGTTGAGCACTGCACATAGGGTTCTTGATGGTGAGATGTACTATGACAAAACTGCAAGAGG